GTAATATCAACAGATAATACAAAAACTTTAACTAATAAAACTATTGATGCTTCTTCAAACACATTATCTAATATTGGTAACAGTTCATTAACAAATAGTTCATTTACTATTACAGGTAGTGACGCTTCTTCGGATGCTGTTTCTCTTGGTGAAACTTTAACAATTGCGAATGGTGAAGGTATTGTAACAGCGATTGCTTCAAACACATTGACAATCACTGGAGAAAATGCTACAACATCTAATAAAGGTATTGCTTCATTTAGTTCAGATAACTTTACAGTTACATCTGGTGCTGTTGCAGTTACAAGTATTGACGGCGGAACATTTTAATTAGTCGTCAATTTAGGAGATTTGATTTATGACGACTGTTATAAAGTTAAAACGAGGTACAACTACACCAACTACAAGTGATATTGTAAGTGGTGAAGTAGCAATAGATACTTCCTCACAAAAACTTTATATCAATGATAGTGGTACAGTAAAAGAAATAGGTGGCGGAACAGCTTCTAATTCATTTACTACAATCAATCTAAATGATTCCACTAACGTAGTCGCTGATTCATCTTCCGATACATTAAATTTAGATTCATCTGGTCTTATAAGTATATCAGGTGACGCTTCTACTGATACGATTACGGTCAGTACAGTTTCATCATCTGTTATACCCTTTTTAAAAGCAGATGGTTCATCATCAAATATAGAATTACAAACAAGTGGTTCAATAGGTGATGTTATAAGTAATTTACATATACCATTTACAATAGCAGATGGTACAAGTGTAACAACGTTGGTGGTAGCATAATATGGCAATTAAAACTCCAGTTAAAGCAACTTTTACAGGTAGTGATGTTACAGGTCTTGCCGAATATCAAGCAGCCGATTTTATTGGTGTTGTTGATGGTGGTACAGGTGCAGTTACATTTTCTGCTGGTATATTAAAGGCAGATGGTACAAACGCATTTACAACTGTTACTGCTCCATCAGGTACAATTGTTGGCACAACAGATACTCAAACACTTACAAATAAAACAATTGACGCTTCAAGTAATACCATTTCAAACATTGGTGTTTCTTCTTTAACAAGTTCAGGCATTACAATTGTTGATGATAGTTCATCTTCAGCCACTATAACTTTAGGTGAAACTTTAAGGATTGCAGGCACATCAAACGAAATTGAAACATCAGTTTCTGGTGATTCAATTATAATTGGATTACCAAGTAATGTTACTATTGGAAATAACTTAACAGTAACAGGTAATTTAACTGTACAAGGAACAACAACGACAGTTAACTCTACAACAATAGAAATTACAAATTCATTTACATTTGAAGGTTCTACAGCAGATGATTATGAAACAGTTTTAGGAGTTATTGATCCTACAGCAGATAGAACAATTAATCTACCTAACGTTTCAGGTACGCTTCCTGTTTTAGCAGTCGCAAGTACAACTCAAATTACTGCAACACCTGAAGAATTAAATTATTCTGATGGTGTAACTTCAAACATACAAACTCAATTAGACGCAAAAGCAACAAACGCTTTTGCAATTGCACAAGCGGTTGCATTAGGATAGGTTAAAAGAATATTATGGCTACACCAGCTACAAGAGAACAACTAAAACAATACGCTTTAAGAACACTTGGTAAGCCTGTAATTGAGATTAACGTAGATGATGACCAACTTGAAGATAGATTAGACGAAGCGTTACAATATTTTGCTCAATATCATTATGACGGCATTGAGCGATGTTATTTAAAATATCAAGTTACTCAAGCAGACAAAGACAGAATTTTATCACCTGCAGGAGATACTACTATAACTGCTACTAAAAACTCGATTACAACAACACTCAAAGAAGCAAACAATTATATTATAGTTCCTGAAACAGTTTTAGCTGTAACTAATATCTTCAATTTATCAGATAGAAGTAATTTAAATATGTTTGATGTTAGATACCAATTAAGACTTAATGATCTATATGATTTTTCTTCTACTTCGGTTATTCATTATCAAATGGTAAGAAATCATTTAGATTTTTTAGATCATATTTTAGTTGGTGAAAAACCAATTAGATTTAACCAGCACAATAATCGTTTGTATATTGATATGGATTGGAAAAATGATATAAGTGTAGGAGAATTTATTATTATTGAATGTTATAGAAAATTAGATCCAGAAACTTTTACAGATGTTTATAATGACATTTATTTAAAAAGATATGTAACTGCTTTATTTAAAAGACAATGGGGTGCTAATTTATCAAAATTTAATGGTGTTACAATGATAGGTGGTGTTACTTTAAATGGAGCACAAATATTCCAAGAGGCACAACAAGATATTCAAAAACTTGAAGAAGATATAAGAGGTACTTACGAAACACCTGTATCGTATATGATAGGATAATGAAATGGCAGTTAATCACTATTTTCAAGGCGGTAATGGAATTGGGGAAAATTCCGAAAAAAGACTTTACGAAGATTTAATTATCGAAGGCTTAAAAATCTACGGCCAAGATGTTTACTATTTACCAAGAACATTAGTTAATCAGGACTTAATATTAGGCGAAGATACACTTTCTAAATTTGATGATTCTTATCTAGTAGAAATGTATATTGAAACTACTGAAGGTTTCCAAGGCGAACAAGAATTAATCTCTAAATTTGGTTTAGAAATAAGAGACGATACAACGTTTGTTATTGCAAAACGAAGATGGCAAGATCAAGTAGATAACACTGCTACTTTAATTAAAGATGGAAGACCTAACGAAGGTGATTTAATTTATGTTCCTTTATTTAATTCTTTCTTTGAAATACAATTTGTTGAAGATCAGGAACCTTTCTTTCAATTAGGTAATCTACCTGTTTATAAATTAAAAGCAACTAAATTTGAGTACAATTCTGAAAGATTAGATACAGGTATTAATGCTATTGACGAAGCAGAAGACAATTTATCACTAGATCAATTAAACTTTCAAACTTCATTAGAAAGTGGTACATTTGGTGCAATCTTAGGAAGTCCTGTCGTTACAGGAGACGTAGTTACTTCTATACCTATTGTTTCAGGTGGTGAAGGATATGTAACAGCACCTACATTAACTATTTCAGCGCCGTCTGCTACAATTAATGCAACAGCTTCAGCAAATTTAACTGGTAACACATTATCATCATTTACAATTACAAATGCTGGTAGAGGATATAGTTCAGCACCTACAATTACTGTAGTTTATCTTGCAACTGACTCTACAACAAAAACAAATACAACTTCAACACCAGTTTTAACAAATGGTCAATTAACTTCAATTACACCTGCGTCAATGACAGACGTATTATCTGTAACAAGTGTAACCGTATCAAGTCCAGGTAACGCTGTAACAACTTCTGCAACAGCAAATTTAACAAATGGTGTTGTAACAAGTATTTCAATTACAGTAGATGGTTCAAGTTATCTTGGTTTATCTCCAACAGTAAGTATATCCGCAAACACAGACGCTACTGGTGCTCTATTATTAGAATCTTCTACTGGTGAAATTAATTACTTAATTAATGAGTCATTTAATTTGGCTACACAGGCAAGAGATTACGCAGATAATGCTACTTATGAATCAGACGCAGGTTTTGGTACAACAAGTACGGCTGATGATATACTAGACTTTACTGAAAGAAATCCTTTTGGTGAAGTAGATGAAGGATTTTAATTATGTTTGGAAAACATTTTTACCACGAATCATTAAGAAAAGTTGTTGTTGCTTTTGGAACAATCTTTAATAACATTACAATACATAGAACGGATAGTTCTGGTAATGTTGTACAATCTATAAAAGTACCTCTTGCTTATTCGCCAAAAGAAAAGTTTTTAGTAAGATTAGAACAACAACCTAATTTAGATAATAGAGAATTTTCAGTTACCTTACCTCGTATGGGTTTTGAAATTGCAGGTATTTCATATGATCCTTCTCGTAAGTTACAAAAAATGGGTAAGTTTAGAACCGCAAGAACAGATAGATCAGATGTAATGGACTATCAATATAATCCTGTGCCTTATAATATAAGTTTTAATTTATATTCATTTACAGCAACAGCAGAAGGTGGCCTACAAATTATAGAACAAATATTACCATATTTTCAACCTGACTATACAGTAACTATTAATGCAATACCAAGTATGAACATTAAAAGAGACGTGCCAATTATTTTAAATAGTGTAAGTTATGAAGACACTTATGATGGTTCATTTACAACAAGACGTGCTGTTAATTACACTTTAAACTTTGTTGCAAAAACTTATCTATATGGGCCTGTTTATGCAAAAAGAGTTATCAAAGAAACTCAAGCAGATTCTTATACAGATACAGCAGATAGTCCAAGACGAGAAAGCAGAATTATTGTTGTTCCTAATCCTACAAGTGCTGACGCAAATGATGATTTTGGATTTACAACAACAATTAGTACGTTTAATGACGCAAAAAACTATAATCCTGCAAAGGATATAGACGAATAAATAGATAAATAGTAGAAGGAATAACAAATGACAATAAGTAAAATTAAAACAGCCTCAATAGAAGACAGCGCAGTAACGCAAGTTAAATCATCAGGTATTCAAACAACTTTGACTTATGGTCAAGCAACTGGTACAGGTGATGGTTCTACTACAACTTTAACAATCAATTCTGGTCGAACAGTAAGTGATGTCATTGTTGATGTAAACGGAGTTATTTTAACACCAACAGATGATTACACAATCTCTGGAACGACATTGACTTTTTCAACTGCTCCTTCAAATAGTGCTGAAATCACGGTTAGATATTTACCGATAAACAGTTAGGAGTTCTAAACAATGGGCTCTATTAAACAAAATTACGCTAACAACGTTCTTACGAATGGTAAGTTTGACGCTACTGATTTAGACGGCGTAATTCCCAATACAAACATCAACGATAATAGTATAGACAACGTTACTGTTTTTGGAACAGCAGGTTCTGGTATAGCAAGTGTGGCTAGTGATCCACCAAGTCCTACAGTAGGTGATGTTTGGTACAATACAACAACAAACGCTTTTAAATATGCTGGCGCTGGTGTAGGCTCTTGGTCTTCAGGTGGGACATTAAATAATACTAGAACTGAATTACTTGGTACAGCAGGAACACAAACCTCTGCATTATCTTTTGGTAGAAGCTCGCCTACTCCAACAGCAATAACAGAATCATACGATGGAAGTTCTTGGACAGCAGTTGCAGATTTAAATACTGCTAGAGGTAGAGGAGCTGGAGTAGGAG